GTCTATGGCGTCATACTGGCGAACGTTTAGGTCATTCATTGCATCAACCAAATCCTGCACATCCACCCCAGCCAAACGCGCTTGCTTTCCTAGCGCCTGGTATTCGTCAGTGGAAATCCCCAGCGCAAACGCTTCTCTCTGTATTTGTGCAGCGTCCCTGTAAAGACCGCCAACACTGCGCACAACATTTTCCAGCGCCATTGCGCCAGCGATTTGGCCACCAACGCCTTTTATGGCGTCCTTGCTCCAACTGTTGAAGCTGGAGCGCGCTTTGGTTATGCCTGCGTTAAATGCGCGGATGTCTAGGCCAAGTTTGAAATTTAAAAAGCTCAAGGTTGCGCCTCCGTTCGTGTTTGTTGCAGTTGATGCAAAGCTGCTAATCCTGCTGCCAGTTCGCCGTGTATGATTTTTGCCCCGCCCCGCATTTCGTTCCTTGCTAATATATCCCAAACCAATTGCCCAAAAGGAGCGTCATTCATTTTGTCGGGTTCATAATTCAAATGCTCTAAAGCTGTTGAGCGGATAATTTGCAGCAACGGCGCACCATAACGCGCACCAGCTTCAACGCTATCCTCGCTCCCTAATAGCTCGGGCAATTGCTGCGCCTGCAAAGCGTATTCCATCGCCTCCGCCAGTGCCGCGTTTTTGTCGCGCGGCATTGGCTTTCGTGCGTAATACCATTGACCAACAGGCGATAAATACCAGCCCAGCCATTTGACGGCTTGCTCATAAGTGCGGGAGCAAATGCCGATGAAGCAATGGAACTCAAGTGGCGTCAGTATCTCGTTAAGGCCAATGCGCTCCATCAGCAGAGCGTGGCCAAATGACAATGGGCGCAACTTAGCGCCGGCCACGTAATGGTGACCTGGCGCACAAGTCTCTGCCCAGATGTTAGTCATTAATTGGATGAGGTGTCGCTTCCTCCGCTGTGGACGATGTTCAAATATTCTATTGCGCTAATGCTCCACTCTGCATATGAAGCGCTGGAACGCGTTTTTTCGGCGCTAGTTATTGTGTAATTTCCAAGCCCGCCGCTCGCTGTCCCTACGTTGTTTTCAGTCGTTGGCGGCGTCAAATCAGAGTTAACTTCACTCCACTCATGGTGTGAAATTTGCAACCTGCACCCTGCATAAAATGGCGCGGCAAACATAGTGTTTGCTTTTGCCAGTGTGCTTTGTGCTCCAGAAGGTACAGAAACGGCAGAGTTGTTTGAAAGTATAACTCCAGTTAGATTTAAAACCTTGCGTTGATTGTAAGTGCAGTGACTTACCACTTCCCCGTCTCCGTTTGTTGACTGGTTTGTGTCCGCTTCGTATGACAACCTTATCTCGCTTGCATACATTTCTCCTCGGAATAATGTTGTATCGCTGCCGCTGCTGTCGTCAATTATTTCAAGTGCAATGACGCCTTTAAGGTTGGAAGGGTCAATTGGTCCGTGTGTGCCGAAAGTTATCGGCGTGCCTTTTGTAAATTTTGCCATAGTTTTGCTTTTATTTAATTGTTAAAAGTCGCCCAATGCTGCAGCCATTGAAAAAGAAATGCGCTCTGTCAAAATGCTTCCGTCAGTTTCGCGCTCAATGCCAGAAATTTCGTTGATGCCAAAAATGTGCAAATCCGTTGATGTTTGATTTATGGCCATTAAGTCGGCGTAAATAATCGCCTCTTCGATGGCGTCCACAATTTCGTCATGTGTCGCCATTGCGCCAGGTTGCGCTTCGTCTCCCACTTCGCTGGAAACGCTAATCTCAACGCTCAAATCCATGTTCCCAGTGCGCGGCGGGTTTTCTGTGCCGCCCGTAAATGCGACAACGACACAAGGCATTTCCTTCACTTGGTCGCTGGTGCCTGGGTAAACAGGGACGCTAACGAGCGTTTCAAGGTAGTCTTTAATTGTTTCTTCGGCTTGGCTTCGGTAGCTCATCCTATTTTCAAGGAACTGGTGGTTCCAGTTCGGTCAATGGTTTTAATCTCTTTGGGGATTTTCCTGCGCAAGTATTTTAGCATGTCGCGCGTTTCCGCATTCATTGCTGCCCGTAGCGCGTTTCTTGCGCCCCTAACGTTGCTGCTTACGGAAGAACCATGTTCTCCGCTTGCTGTTGGCTTCAAAGGTGAAATGCGTTTTTCTGGGCGGCCTTCACCTTTTGGCCTTCCGATTACAGGGGCGCGAGACCTGACACGGCGCCGAGGATAAACGAACGGACCAATGTCATGAGCTACCCCTAACCATGCCGCCGCCATAAATGCGCGTCCAGCCACCCTGTGTTCAATTGCGCGGTCAACGGCTTTTTGCATCGGTTGCCCCCAAAGCCCTTTCTTGCCCTGCTTGCCTCTGTGGTAATTCGTCAAAATGGCGGCCAATGGGACGCGTTTCTTTTTTCCACCGCTTTTTGCGGGTTGAACATTTGCGCCTTTTAGCATCTCGCGCCTGATTTTCTGAGCGCTCACTTTTGGCGTTTTGCTGGCAGCTTTGAGCGCAATATTAAAAGCTCGCTTGTTTACTTCGTTGCCAAAATTTCGCCCGCTGTGTTTGATGTATGCATCAAGCACCTTGTTGATTCTCGCAGTGTTTACTTCCAGCTTAATCATTGCTTTTTCATCAACCCAAATTCAAAAGCGCTTCCAAGCGTAACGATGTTTTCGATTTTGTATCGCTTGCCATTGTTTGCTATTGTGGCGCCAACTATTGGCTGCACTGATGCGTTTACCCATTGAAGGCGCGAGCTGGTCAGCGTAACGTCATAGCCTTCAAGTAAACCACCGTCTTCGAGTTGGCGCGTCTCAGTGTTTCCGCTCCACATGCCGCGAAAAATGTTTCCTTGATAATCGAAAGTAACGCCTTGGATTTTCTCCAATGCCACTTGCTGCTCGAACGCTTGGCGCGTATGGGCGGCACCTTTTTCGATTGTGTAGCTGCTTTGGAATTGGGTGTGCGGCACTGGGTTTTTGTGGGAAACGCTATGGAAACAATCGGTGCGCGTTGTGCCGGTTCCGTCTGGGACGTTTAGCGTTATTGTGTATGCGTCTTCCCACTCCCCGCTTTCGTTGGTCCGCTGCACTGTGTAAGCGCTCGCGCCGTATTGCGCCGCGTCAGCAGTCACTCGGAAAATGGTTTCACCAGCCGCAAACGTGTAACCCTCGCTCACTGTTGTGAACGTGGTCGGCGTTTGGTGGTCTGCTTGTTCGTAAAGCCACCCACTGCGCAGATTTATGATGCGGTTGTTTGCCATTGGGGAAATGGCGGCGCCCAGGATAACCAAAAACCTGAGCGCCGCCCGTTTGTATTACCCTTTTTTGCTGGAAGTCTTTTTGGGCTTTTCCGAAATGGCAATGTCGGCGCGTTTCCAATAAGGCGGCTTACGATAAACGGCGGCGCTGACATATTTGCCGCTGGGATTTTCGCGCTCGTTGGTGAACGCTTGCTTGCATGTTTCAGCGTCTCCAATCGCGATGATGTGAGGCGCTCCGCTGGCGTCAATGCCGACGCAAAATGAAGGTTTGATAATCATGTCTTTTAAATGTCGGTGATTCTAATGAGTGAATTTGATAGCCCTTTCGAAACTCCGTAGAGTATGCCGCAGGTGATGTAATACTTACCCTCGCGAGGGCTGAAAAATTTTCTAAATTGTATGGGCAAACCTGTGCGCGGCTCTATCACGTCCAGTATTTCAGCGCCGCCATAAGTTGGTCGCGCAATCTGGCGCGCTGCTATGCACAAAGCGCTTGGGTGCGCGTAAAATCCCTGCAAATTGTTTGCAGTTGGGATGCCCTGATATTCGGAAATTCCAAAACCGTGAACGGTCGAAATGACGTTTTCCTGAATCGGAAGCGGATTGCCAAAGGCGCTTGCCACCCCGATGGCCCCGTCTTTTGAAAGGCTTGAAGTGTATTGCGGGTTAAGCATACAGCTCCGCAAGCCGCGCGGCACTTTGTTTGTCGTCATTGTTGCCGCCGCATCGGCTAGGTCGTCGGAATCAAAATTGGCGGCGGTGCGAACTTGTTTGGTTGGAAAATTTGTTGGCGTAACAAGCGCAAGCAAATCGTCGGCCACTGCTTTGGCTGTAGCGTCAATGGCTGGACGCGTAAAAACGCGTTCAAGTATGGTGGCGCTTTTTGCTTTGGAAATTTCAAATTCCGTGAACGCCATTGAAAAGCCTTTGAAATTTGAAAGCGCAATTTCGATTTCGGTGCTTGTCACATCGCTGGCGGTATAGCCATTGGACAAATCGAGCACTGAAACACTGGCAGGAACGCGGGTAATTGTGCGGTCACCGCGCTCTCGGATGCTGTCGCTGAAATTGCGTGCAAACAGCGAGAACAGCCAAAAATTATCACCCAACAAATCAAGCGTTTGCTCGCTGACTTGCTCAAGTGTAACTCCTGCCAGTGTGTTGCTCATATTAATTAAGCGGATTTGATGCGCTTGAGTGCGGCACCATTACCAACGGCGACACCATAAAGCACGCCCATTGTCAGGTAGTGCTTGCCTGCCACGTTGTCATAAAATGTGCGCAACTGAATAGGCAACCCAGTGGAAGGGTCAACGATGTCTTGAACGTTTACGCTACCATCTGCAGGCGCAGCAGGTGTGCGTGCGGCCAACAACAGAGCGGAAGGATGCAGCGCGATGGCTGCCAGGTTTTCGCTATTGGTTGGGATGCCGGTGTATTCGTAGAGGCTAAACCCGTGAACACGTTGGGCGGCGTTTTCCTGCACAGCCGATGCGGCGCCATAGCTGGAAGCATCTTGCACGATGGCATCCTTCTGAACGCTCGCGTAGTAGCTAGGCGGCAGAATGAGAGCGCGCTCGCTTTTGGGCACTTTGGCAGTCGTCAAGTCGGCGGCAAGGTCGGCCACTTCGTCAGCGTCAAAGTTGGCAGCGGTGATGACTTCGTTTGCGGTGTAGTTGGCGTTGAGAACCAATGCCAGCAAATCATCCATCACAGCGTCAAGCGTGACTTCCAAAGCGGGCGCCAGGAAGACAGAAGACAACCAATCAAAGTTTCCGCTTTTGGAAACTTCCATGTCGGTGAATGCCATCGAATAGCCTTTGAATTTGTTCAAGGTGATGGTCTTTGCTGTGCTGGTGACATCGCTGGCAGTGTAGCCACTTGAGAGGTCAGATGCGGTCATGCTG